GTTAGGTTCTACTCAAGCTGCTGAAGGTGGTCTTTTCGGAGCAGGTAGATTCGGATACACTATCAACGATACAAAATCAGTTGTAGTAGCAGCAGTAGCATCTGCATCTTTAGCAGATATCGATTTTGATTTATCAAACGCAACTGTTTCTGCATCATTTGCAGCAGGTAAAATGAAAAAATTAACTGTAGCATTACCATCTGACGCAGATTGGAATAGTGTAAGAGCTTTTGATTTACAACAATCAGGTTCTGGATATATTCAATATCCACAATATACTGTGAAAAACGGTTCAAACGTAGTATTCGTTGCAGAAGTTGCTGCTCCTGGTACTTACGCTGGCGCTGGAAATGTTGGTGCTGAATTAGCATACTTCAAACAACCAGTTGATTACAATAGAGGTGACTTCGAAGATAAAGGTTCTGACCTTCCAATTCCAGAAGTTGAACTTGAATTGAAATCTGAACCAATCGTTGCTAAAACTCGTAAGTTGAAAGCAATTTGGACTCCAGAATTAGCACAAGACTTGAATGCATACCATTCAGTAGATGCTGAAGCTGAATTAACTCAAATGTTATCTGAATACATCTCTTTAGAGATTGATTTAGAAATCCTTGAGATGTTGCAGCAAAACGCATTCTCAACTGAATATTGGTCTGCAAGAGTAGGCTATGACTGGACTGGTACAGGTTTCGCAGCTGATTCTACAGCAGTAGCAGCAGGTGCTTACACAAAGAACACTTGGTATCAAACTTTGGGTATCAAATTACAGAAAATCTCTAACAAGATTCACCAATTAACTATGAGAGGTGGTGCAAACTTTATCGTTGTATCTCCAAACGTAGCTACAATTCTTGAATCAATGAACGGATTCTCTGCAAACCCAGGTAAAGATGCTTTACAGTTCGCAGCAGGTGTAACTAACATCGGTTCTATCTCTAACAGATATGATGTTTACAAAAACCCATATATGACAGAGAACGTAATCTTATTAGGTTTCAAAGGTTCTAACTTCTTCGAAACAGGAGCAGTTTACGCACCATATGTACCATTGATTATGACTCCATTAGTTTATGACCCAACTAACTTCACTCCGAGAAGAGGTGTTATGACTAGATACGCTAAGAAAATCGTAAGACCAGAGTTTTACGGTAAGATTATCGTTGATGGTTTAGAAGCTCTCTAATTGAGTAATTAGTTAAGTTTTAAACTTAAAATATAAAAGAGGGGTGAGAAATCACTCCTCTTTTTTTATTTCTATATTTATAGTAGTATAACTCTATAAATTTTAGTAAATGTCATATAACAATTATTGGTCAGGTTCATCAGCATCACAATTTTCCGCATCAGTAGCTTTATCACAAGCGACTCCTTTTGGACTTTATGATTCCGATGCTGATTTTAGAAGCGATGCACCTAAAACTGCAACGTGGGTTGCAAAAAGATTGGGATATCCAATTGTTAATATTGAATTGGATAATGAGCAAATTTGGGCATGTTTTGAAGAAGCAGTTTCTGAATATTCATCTCAAGTAAATCAATTTAATCTTCGAAATAACCTTGATATTCTTAAAGGACAACCAAAAGGTAAAGTATCAAATTATTCTCAAACACTTGTAGAAGGTTCATTCCTCCCAACCGCAGTTCGTATGTCCCAACAATATGGAACATTGGCAGGAGTTGGTGGGGCTACGGAAATAAGAAAGGCATATATAGAACTTACTGAATCCGTACAAAGATATAATTTAATGTCAAGTTCAATCGATTTAGAACAAAACAAAAATTTTGCAAATATATTCAGCGGAAGTTCTACAATTGATGTTGTAAGAGTATATCATGAAGCAATTCCGGCTATCACTCGTTTCTTTGACCCATATTCAGTAGGAGCTCAGGGCACATTAAATTTAATTTCTGAATTAGGATTTGGTAATTATTCTCCATCTGCACAATTCTTAATGATGCCTTTATATGAGGATGTATTAAGAATGCAACATATAGAATTTAATGACCATATTAGAAAATCACATCATACATTCAATATTGTAGATAATAAAATCGAAATATTTCCTGTACCAACACAAGGGTCACCAGCGAAAATATACTTTGACTATATGAGTAGAGATGAATTTGAGCATGATTCACAAACTATTCAGCCTGATTCGCTTTCAGATTATTCTGATATTCCATATGATTTTATTCAATATTCAAATATAAATGATGTTGGTAAGCAGTGGATTAGAAAATATACACTTGCACTTTCTAAAGAACTTTTAGGAGCAATTAGAGAAAAATATAATTCAGTTCCAATACCAGATGGAGAAGTATCATTGGATGGTGCAGCATTGAGAGCAGAGGCACAAGTTGAAAAGGATGCGCTCATAACACAATTAAGAGAAAACCTTGAGGAATTAAGTAGAATCAAAGTGATGGAAAATAAAGCACACGAAGCAGACCATCAGCAAGAAATGTTAAGAAAAGTTCCTTTAAAATTATATGTAGGATAATATGCCAAAGTTTTTAGTAGGTAGAGATATACAATTTTTAAGAAATGTTGCCAGAGAATTAGTTGAAAAGGTAATTGAAGAAACTTGCGTTTTATATAAAATTAATATAAATGAAACAAAAGTTAATATTTACGGTGAGGCAATGAATAAAACTTGGCACAGAGGTGTTGAGTTGTATGTTTTAATTAATAAAGAGCCTGAATCAATACAATATGAAGGATTTGGTCCAGATACAAATCAAAATTTAGAGTTTCGCTTTGATAGAGAACATTGTAGAGAAAGAAACGCATATCCTGAAATTGGTGATGTTATTTATTTTAATGATTCTTATTATGAAATAGATAATACAAATGAAATACAATTTGTTGGTGGATTACCAGGAACGGAAGAGGATAGAAGAAATTGGAGTATCATATGTACCACATTTATGGTATCTAAATCCAATCTTAATATTGAAGAAAGAATAAACTAATAATAAATGTCAGTAAATCCATTAAGACCCGACCTTAATAGGGGTAAAGAAATAAAATCTGAAAAAAATGACCTTAAAAAAAGTGTAACGCTATTTGATATAGATTATGCTATGATGTCATATTTGGAAGATACCGTTTTACCGACATTGAAAGATGGAAAAGGTGTTGCAGTAAAAATCCCTGTTGTATATGGCAATTCAGAAAGATGGAATGGTGCAAGAAGGCAAGGAGTTTTCAGAGATGGTAAAGGTAAAATACAATTACCAATACTAATGATTCGTAGAACATCAATTGCAAAAGATGAAACTATGTCAATGCCAAATCGACACATTTCATATCCTGCAATTACTAAATGGTCAAAAGATAATAGGTATGACCGTTTTACTGCATTGGGTGGTAGTGTAAAACCAAAGTATGAAATTTTCCGAATTGCAATGCCGGATTATGTGGAGGTTAATTACGATTGTATGTGTTGGACTTCCTATACCGAACAATTAAATGAAGTAATTGAACAATTAAATTTCGCATCATCATATTGGGGAGATAAAGAAAAATTTAAATTTCGTACATCTGTAAATGAATTCAATGTTGTAAATGAAGTTGGTGAGGGAACGGAAAGAATTAATAGAGTAGAATTTTCATTGAATGTAAAGGCTTACTTATTACCAGAAAAATTTGATGGAGAATTAACTACTAGAAAGTCAATGTCTACAAAAAGAATTGTGGTTGCGACCGAAGTGGATGTTACGAGTGGTAGTGGTAGATTGGAAGGATTCCTTACCACACCATCTCCATACTACGATAATAAAGACCTTATTGATTTTTTATCTATCAATGGTAGTAAAGTACAAAATCCTGTAGCAAATAATACAATCACATTTACAGGAATTAAACCCATTAAAACACCGCCATCACTAACATCAGTAGTTACAAGTGGAATTACAATAGGTTCGGATTCATATGATATTAAAGTTTATATAAATGGTACTAGATATTATTTTACAACTCATTTTTTAGTTGCAATGTCATCTAATTCATTGACTATAAATTTTAATTCTGGAAATTTAGGATTTACAGTTGATAGTGGTGATGAAATTTCTATAACAGGTAAATTTATAGATGTATAATGAAAAGAACACTTTTAGATATAACCCAAAAGATAAGTAG